AAGTACGAAAAAGGTGTTCCTGCTAAGTATCTTAAAAATAAAAAAAATCCTAAATCTAAAGTTGCAGCCGAAATTAAAAGAACAGCTAAAGCTTACAAAGAAGGTAGAAGAATAGATTTGAAAGCTGTACAGAAATCAAGAGCTACAAAGAAAAGGAGGCGTAAATGAAAATTAAAGGTGTAGATGCAAGTAAGTTAACTAAAAGACAACAAACTGCTTTAAAAAAACATTCTAAACATCATAGTAAAAAACATATACAATATATGGTAAACTCTATGAAGCGTGGTTCTAGTTTTTCTAAATCACATGTAAATGCACAAAAGAGAGTAGGTAAATAATGCCAAAAGGTAACGGACAGTATTCTGAAGCACAAAAAAAGATTGCTGCTGTAGCACCACCGTATGACAAAATTACAGGAGCTGATTTTAAAAAGCTTCGTCAAAGTGGTAAAAGAAAACCAAAGATGAGCTAATGGCAAAGGTTAGTTGGATGTGGGGTGGTAAAAGACACTATGGTACAAAAATTAGAGAAACTAAAACACACATTTTTGCAAGAACTAAAAATGGTAAGATAAAGAAAATAAAAAAATAATGTCACACGCTAATAGAAAAAAAGCTTTATTAAAGAAACATGGACTTAAAGGTGTTAACAAACCAAAGCGTACACCTAAGCATCCTAAGAAATCACATGTTGTATTAGCACAAGAAGGACATCAATTAAAATTAATTAGATTCGGACAACAAGGTGTATCAGGTGCAGGAAAAAATCCTAAATCTGCTAAACAAAAAGCAAGGAGAAAATCGTTCAAAGCCAGGCATGCTAAGAATATTAAAAAGGGCAAGATGTCCGCAGCATACTGGGCTAATAGAACGAAATGGTAAAGAATGTACTTTGCGTAAGTCCTGAGTGTGAAAACAAACTCCCAGCAGGTAAAAGTAAATACTGTAGTAAAACTTGTTATTACAGAGAATCAAAAAGAAAAGCTAGATACAAAGACAAAGGTAGAGCATACGAACCTGAAGTAAAAGAAGTTAACAAAGGTAAAGTTACACAAGTTCGTAGAGGAGCACTATACGAAAAATTTGTTAATGAAGGTTATGCTATGGACCTTATACAAGGCAGACTTACAAGAAATCAAATAGCAGAAGAATTAAAATGTACACCTGCACATATCTCTAGGTTACTAGGTGCATTTGAAGAAGATGCAAGAAAAGATAAACAAGCTGCTGAATGGGAAGTTTCTGATGATGCTAAACAATCTTTAGATGACTTTACAAAATTTAGAGATAGATATTTTTTAACAGAACAAGGTGTACCTTTTGAAACAGCAGACTTTCATGAAAACTGGATAAAGTCAATTAATAAAGCTTTACTAAATGGTGGACAGCAAATGATACTAAGTCCACCTAGACATGGTAAGACAGAACTACTTATACATTTTGTTATATGGCTTGTATGTAGAAATCCAAACATAAGAATTATGTGGGTAGGTGGTAATGAAGATATTGCTATGAACTCTGTTATGTCTGTTATGGATACACTAGAACAAAACGAAAAATTAAAAGAAGATTTTTGTGGACCTAATGGTTCTTTTAAACCTGCAACAAGAGCAGGTAAGATGTGGTCTAGAAATGGTTTTACAGTATCTACAAGAACTGTATCAGGTATTAAGTCACCTACCATGATTGGTATAGGTAGGGGTGGTAAAATCCTATCTAGAGACTGTGACATAATTATTGCAGACGACATTGAGGACCACAGTTCTACTATGCAACCATCATCAAGAAAGAATACAAAAAACTGGTGGACAACAACTCTTGGTTCTAGAAAAGAGGAACATACTGCAATGTTAGTTATTGGTTCTAGACAGCATCCTGATGATTTATATTCTGCACTTTTACAATCAGAAGCTTGGGAAACAATAGTAGAAGAAGCACATGATAGTCTTTGTACCATTGCAGAGTTTGATGAAGAAGACCATACAGATTGTATGTTATGGGGAAGTAAAAGAACTTTTAAATGGTTAATGGATAGAAAGCGTGATGCTATGACTACAGGTGGTCTAAAGAATTTTGAGATGGTCTATCTTAATAAAGCATACAGTGATAGCTTAAGATTATTTAATCCTGAACAAATAGAACAATGTTACATACCTGACATGCCTCTTGGTTATATACCTGAAGGTGCATACTTAGTCGCAGGACTTGACCCTGCTGCTACAGGTTATCAAGCAGGATTTTTATGGGCAGTAGAAACAAATGCTAATGCAATAAGATTAACTATGGTAGATATGGAGAATCATCATGGTGGTGGATTAGATGAAGCATTTTCTTTAATAAAGAATTGGTACGAAAAGTATGGATGTTACCACTGGGTTATTGAAGAAAATGGTTTTCAAAAAGCAATTAGACAAGACCAAAGAATAAAAGAGTACTGTAATGTACAAGGTATAAAGTTAGAAGGTCATGAGACACATAAAAACAAGTGGGATGAAAAATTTGGTGTTACATCATTAGCTCCTATGTTTAATGATGGCATGATACAACTACCGTTTTATGATGCAGATGCACAATCTAAATCTATTCCCTATACAAAACAGTTAGTTTACTTTGCTTCTAAAGGTAAAGGCGGCAGAGGATATAAGTCAGATGTTGTAATGGCAAGTTGGTTTCCAATGAAAGTCATTAGACAGTTGACAAAACTTGTCTATGCTGATATAGGAATAGAGTACACGCCTAGTTTTGATGGCTATAATAGTGTACAATGGAACGAGACACCCTGGAGTTAAATGAAACCGCAAGACATAATTGAAAGAGCGTCCTATCTAAAAAGGATGCACGATGAGTCCCTGATAGATAGAGCTAGATTTAGAGCAATTTTAAATGGTGGAGAAGATGGAATAAGACAATTACTAGGTCCTGGTCTAGATAATAACGAATCACACACAATACCAGCACCTAACTTAATGTTATCTGCATTAGACAGACTATCTCAAAAGATAGGTAAAGTACCATCATTAGATGTACATATTACAAATGCAAGAGATTCTGCAAGAAACAAAACTAAAAAAGATAAACTAGAAAGAATAATATCTGCATATGACAGTATGCAAAGACTAGAGTTACAGTTACCTCAAGTAGCTAGGTGGCTTCCAGGATATGGCTTTGCCGTATGGGTAATTACAACAAAGATGGATATGAATGGACATATGTATCCTTGTGCAGAGCTACGCAATCCTTATGATTGTTTTCCTGGTTATTTTGGAAATACACAACAACCTGATGAATTAGCCATAATTCAAAAAGTACCTATAAGAAAACTTATAGAAATGTATCCTGAACTTAAATCTTGGTTTGAAATGAAGGATACTGAAGATACATCATACGATAGTTACAACCTTAGATATACCGATGATGGTAGTTGGGAAAACTCAGATGAAAATGGTGATGTCATATTAGAGTACATGAACTTAGAAGGTACATATGTTGTACATGTTGCCTCAAAGAAAATAGTTGATTTTGTACCTAACCCACTTAAATCAGGTCCATCTTTCGTTGTAGCAAAAAGATTTAGCTTTGATAGACTACAGGGTCAGTTTGACCAAGTAGTAGGTCTTATGGCATCTATGGCAAAAATAAACATATTGTCTGTAATTGCTATGGAAGATGCTGTATTTACAGAAACTAACATAGTTGGAGAAATAGAATCAGGACAATACCGTAAAGGTAGAAATGCAATAAACTATTTAACTCCTGGTTCACAAGTAGTAAAACCTGTAACAAATTTACCATATCAATTGTTTGAAGCTGTAGGTAGATTAGAAAGGCAACTTAGAGTAGTTGCTGGATATCCAGTTCAAGATGACGCAATATCACCAAACTCATTCGTAACAGGTAGAGGTCTCGAAGAACTGGAGTCTGGCGTCAGTCAGATGGTCAATGAGTATCACACAATACTTGAATATGCATTACAAGAGGTAGATGCTAAAAGATTAGAGTTAGATGAAGTTCTTTTCGCTAGAAAAAGAAAACCTCTTACAGGTACATACAAAGGTGCTTCTTTCTCTGAAAGCTATACACCTGCTACAGATATAGATAAAAACTATGTAACTAAAAGAAAATATGGTGCTATGGCTTCATTCGATGCACCTAATAAAATAATTACAGGTTTACAGTTAATGCAAGCAGGAATTATAGATAGAGAGACTATGCAACAAGAAATGGATGGTCTTGAAAATCTAACACAGATAAACGAAAGAATTACAAAACAAAAGACAGAAGAAGTTTTATATCAAATGTTATTACAACAATCACAACAAGGTGATAAATCAGCAATGATGGCTATTGTAGAAATATATAACAATCCAAAGCGTATTGGTACTATATTAGAAAAATACTTTAGTGCTAGTGGTGAAGAACCAAGTCCTGAAGAACAAGCCATGTTGAGACAACAAATGATGGCACAACCAGGTCCAGCACCACAACAAGGTGGTCCGCCTAATCTTGCTGCATTATTAGGAGGTGCATAATGGCTGCTATACCTGAACCAACAGATATAGAGTTTGCAAGAATAGTTGCACAAAATTTTCCTGAAGAAGCAGTTTATGAAGATGAGTACCTGTTAGATGACATGGATGGGCATTTGTTAGATTATTCATCATTTGAGGTAGTAACTGTAGCATACATTCCAGGTGTAGGGAGAATAGACATTGTGTTTACTCCTGATAATACTGGAGGATTAACTTTTGACTAGAGGAAGACAACCAAAACAAGAATTTAAAGCAGAAAGCTATGGACAAGCTACAGAACTAGAAGTTTTGCAAGATGCTGCACCTATGGCAGAAATAGTAGAGCCTGAGGTAGGAACACCGCAAAACACACCAGTTCAACCACAAAATCTAGGTAACTTATTACAAGATGCTTATAGAGCCACTGAGAGACCCCTAGAAGCTCCTACAACGAGACTTAGTGCAACTGACGCACCTTTTATGGCAAACGATGCAGATATGGTTTTACAAGCTATGTATAGAGTTTTACCTAGTAAAGAAATAGCTGCATTACTAAGAAACTTATAGGAGAGTTATGGCTGAGGTAAGATGGTGGTGGCAACCGCCATACATGCAAGATTACGAGAATCAAGCACAAGAAGATAGAATACAACAAGCTAAAACTATTACTAGCTATATTGAAGCTAATCCACAGCTATCACAAAATTTACAAGGTTTAATAGAAGAACATTTTTATTTACCTAAAGATGTTTTAGTTGGTGCATCTCTTATAGGTTTAACAAATGAAAGTCCTGAACTAGCACCATTAGTAGAAAGATGGTTAGACAATGAAAAGACTTGGTGGGATAAAGTCAAAGCTGTAGGTAGAGGAACTATAAGAAGTGCATTTACAGCATTTAATTCTTTACAACAAGAATTATTTTTTAAACCTGTGTTAGCTACACAAAAGTATTTAAATGATAAAAAACATGTAGATGGTTTAGGTTTTGCTGGTGCTATGTTACAACTCTATACAAATAGAGAAGCTATGAATGATTGGCAAAAACTAAGAAAACAACAAGGACTATCTGTAGGTAGACAAGCATTAAAAAATTTACAAGAAGGTAAAAAAGTAAACTTAGGTGAAGGATACTTTGCTAACTCTACTCTTGCAGAAGATACAGATATTTATAAAGAAATGATTGCTAGAGGTGCTGACCCTACACAAGCTAAAAATATTATACAAGCTTATTATGGAGAGGATATTACAAATCAGGAACTAGAAGGTAATCAAAGTTTTACTTTTAAAGCTAGAAGTGGTCAGGTAGTTAAATTAACTCCAGCAGCTCCATTAGTTGCTTCTGTAGTAGAGCCAGGTACAAAAGCATATAATGTTATGACAGGTATTGTTGATGGTGCATTAACTTTACTTGCAGACCCTACACTACTTATAGGTGGTTATCTAAACAAAGCAGGTAAAGCTGTTAGAAGTTTAGACCAATCAATAGCATTATCTAGAGCAGGAGTAATTAATAATGCTATAAGAAAAACTGTTCATATACCTTCTGCAAAACAATATGTAACTCAAACAAAAGCAGGTCAAAAAATTGTTGACCAGTTTGTATTAGCAGATGACTTTACAACTGTAAATAATTTACTTAAAGGTCAAGGAGATGCAACACTACATCAAGGACTAAAAAACTCTACTAATAGAGCAGAGATACAAGATTTACTTATAGATGCTATTGAAGATAGACAAGTTCTAAATAAATTAAATCCTACATCTATGGTAATGAGAGGTAAGATATCATCTGCATTAGGAAGAAGTATTGCAGGTGAGTTTGGTTCTGCTGTAGGTGTTAAAGGTGCAATTAGTAAAAGTATAAATGATTCACAGTTAGGTAGAATATTTTCTACATTTCCTGTACCAAAACTTTATGTAAATGATTTAGACCAGTCTTTTTTTGATTTAAGAGATTGGATGAAGTTTGCAAAAGTAGATGATGATATTGCTAATCCTGCTTTAGATAAAATTGCATCATTAGCTACAGCACAAAAAGCAAGAATACTTGACCCTGATTTACAAGAACCTGTAAATGCTGTTCAAAACATGAATGAAGTATTAGAGATATGGAATCAAGTTCTTACACACATAGGTCAGAAGTTTGAGAATGTTGGTTTACCTGAAGAATTAGTAAAAGGTGTTCGTAAGTGGATGTCGTCAATCGACCAAACAAGAATGTATTTTGTTAATGAGTTAGGTGAACTTGAATGGTTTGTAGGTTCTAAATATGAAATTATACCTAAAGAGTTTAGAGAGTTTATTGCAGAAGAAATATCTGTAGAAGATGCAAGAATGCTTACAGAAAGAATTGTGTCTAAGTTTAGAAAAAATAAAAAAGTAGATACTTCAGAGATAGATGATATTTTAAATAGGTTACAAGAAGCTAGTAATAATATATTAGAACCTGAAGCAAGACAACTTATACGACAAGTCAATAGTGGTTACTACGATGGAGCTGAACAAGCAGTATTAGATATAGCAGAAGAGCTAGGTGTTGGTACTGCTGGTAGAGTTCCTTATGGTTTTACTGGTAAAGTAGCTACAGGTAAATTAGATATAGAAAATTTAACTAGAGTAAATGCAGATGTTGATTTAATTAATCAAGGTATAAAAACATCAGATATTAAAAGTGCTAACGAATGGTCTAATATTTTTGGTGTAGGTGTAGGCGAAGAGTTCTCTTTACCATTTAGAGGTCAAAGATTATTAATGCAAAAAGATGGTAAACAAGTAGCTGTACAAGTTAGTAAAGTGCAGAAAGTATCACCTGATTTATTTAGCAATCCTCAAAGAAGAGTAAAGCTAGAAGATATAGTATCTAGAGAAGGTATAAGCGAAAGAGACTTACAAGTTATATTAGAACAAAAAGGTTTATCTAAAGGCTTCCCTTTATATCAAATAGAATTTAAACCACTAAATATAGATGGTAGGTTTGACGCTAACAGACAAAGAATGTTGGAGCTAGGTTTATCAGATAATTTAAATTCTGATATTGCAAGAATGGAATATGACTGGGGAACATTGTCAGACAAAGTAAAAGTAGAACTATCTGATGAAATAAATAAATTACCTAGAAGAGAACAAGCCAAAGTTAAATTAGCTATGACTCAACTAGAAGAAGCAGAAAAATCAGGTTCAAGATTAAATGCTGCAAGAGCATCATTACAAACACAAAGAGATGCAATAGTTGCAAAGTATTCTCCTACACCTGCAAACATTGCTTTTGCTAGAAGAGCTATTGCAGAAGAACAAGGTTTTGTAAAAACAAATAAAAGAATAGATAACGCTGTAGTTTATAGAAGAGGTAGTGAAGAAGGAACACTTGCAGATATTGTAAATAGAGGAGATGCTTTATCTTACCTATCAGCTAGACAAGCAGATGAACTTAATAACCCTGTCACTAAAGAAGCTTTTGAATTAAAAACAATTACAAGGGAAGCTTACATAGATGAAGTTACTGGAGATAAAGTAATTGATGAAATATCAGAAAGTATTGCTAGAGGTAGAGGTAGAAAAACTGCTGTAACTTTAGATGAAGCTATATCTAATCTAGATGAAAATATTGCAAGATTACAAAAACAAGTAGATGACCAAGTATTTTATTTAGAAAACAATGTGCCTAAGTTTAAAGAACTTAATTCTATAAATGCTAAAAAACCTCAATACGATGAACTTACAAAAGATTGGGGTTCTATAGAACCTAGTGCAGAAGATTATAGATTAGCTGCTGCAGATAACTTAGCTAACTCTGATGGTGCATTAGTTGTACTATCAGGTGCAGATGCACCAGGTCAAGGACTTAAATCAAGTAAAAACTTTTTAGAAAATGGTAAGTGGGATGTAGTTGATGACATAGATTTAACAGAAGGTCTTTATCAAGGAAACATACCACATATAGTAATAAACCCTAATAAAGCATATACACCTGATGAGATTAGAGAGATACAAACATTTATTAAAACAAACAAGATACAAGATTTAGGTGTTGTAGGTTCTAGTGGTTTGACTACAGATGAATCTGTAAAACTAAAAACTTTGTTAGATAATATTATATTTCAAACAGAATCAACAGATAATCTTAGAAATACTATAGGTGGTTTAGCTAGAACACTTGATGAATATCTTACACAAACAGATGACCTAGGAGAACTAGCTATATCTGAAGGAGAAATAAGAACTTTACTTGATGAGTTAGTTGATGAACTTAAAAATACAAATATATTACAAAAAATAGAAGAAGGAAGAGTAAGTAAAGCTAGACCTACTGCTCATCTTATATCTGAGTATTACAATGATGGTTTTATTCCTATGCCTGATGCTAGATTATTTTTACGAGTATTCAGACCTATGAGGGAATTAGGTCTAAGACTAAGAGGTAAAGGTTCATTACCACAAGAAGACTTTGATAAGTTGTTAGCTAAACCTGTAACAGAACTAGCAAACCTTGCATTGAAAGATGATAAAACTCTTATGGAAAATGTAAAGGTATGGGTTAAAGGTGCTAGAACAAGAATTAAAATGAATGTTGATGAAGATGGTATAAATCAAATATCAGAAGGTTTATTAACAGGATTAGCAGATGGATATATGCAAAGACTATGGAAACCATCTGTGCTACTAAGACCTGCTTGGGTACTTAGAGTTGTAGGTGAAGAACAACTTCGTATGTGGGCTGCAGATTTAGACAATGTATTTGCACATCCTATTTCTGCATTATCTTGGGTTATAGGTAGGAAGCCACAAAGAACTAGAAAGTTTTTACAAGATGAAAGAAAACTTCTTAGAGATGATTACTTAGCAGATACATTTGGATTAGGTAGAGGTGAAAAAGATATATTAGATGAGTCACTTGAATTAGCTATGGAACATCAACAAGCCTTATCACAATCACACGCAGGTATATTATTTGGTTTAGACCCTAGAAGAGCTAGAGGTTTTAAGACAATAGGTAAAGGTGAAAAAGGTTTTTACAATGCTTGGTCATCTGAGCTACTACAGCTTCATAGTGATGAGTTAGCCTCAAGAATAGCTGATGCAACTGTAGTAGGAACACCAGGTAGTGAAGCATTTGAAAATGCAATCATTAAGATTAAAGAAGACTTTTGGTCAGGTAAATTATCACAATGGAGAAAAGCATTAGTAGCTAATGCTGATGATGATGCCAAACAATTAAAGCAATTAATTATGCAAGATAAAAAATGGTCTGATAGTTATGTAGAATCTGTTGTAGCTAGAGTTCATCTTAAGACAGGTGGAGAATACAGGGCATATGAAGTATTGTCTGATGGTAGAAAGATACCACTAGATATAGAAACACCAAGACCTACAAATCCTAATAATGTAATTAGATATGAAATAACACAAACAGGTGACCATGAGTTACTTAGACAAATAGCTAAAGGTTATAAAGATGATACTGAACACACTATACAAATATTCAACAGAGCAAAAAATGAATATGAAGATTTAGTATTCAATAAAAAAATGACAAGAAAAGAATTTAGAAAATATGCTTCTTGGTTAAATAACTACAAGTCTGATTCTGTATCTGACTTCTTTAAAGTTAAAGCTTCTAGATTTGAAGCTAATAGAGATTATGCAGCTCGTGCTGACCAAATTATAGAAACATTTTATGCAGGTCTTATGGGTGTACCTACAAATGATTTATCTAGGTCATCTGCATTTAGACAATTCTATTGGAGATTTATAGAAGGTGCATATGGCAATATGGATGATGTTGCTAGAGCTAAAGTATTAGCACAAGCTAAAGATGTAATGGGTATAGGAAAAAAGAAAAGACTTACACCTGGTTCTAGAGCTAGTCAGTTTATTAAGAATTTAGAAACTATGGGCAAAGCAGATGTTACTAAAGCTATTACTGTAAATGACTTAAGAGCTATAGATGATTTAGCTAAGTCATATGCTTTACAAGAGACAAAAGCTCTGCTATATGATTTGAATAAAAGACATGTTATAGCAGACCAACTAAGACTTATATTTCCATTCGGTGAAGTTTATCTTGAGATTGCAGGTACTTGGACTAAATTACTTAAAACACAAAAAACTTTATTTGGTAGAAAAATACAAAGAACTGTAGAGGCATTTAGAAAACCAAGTTTATTTGGTGATGATGAAGATGAAGGTTTCTTTACAACAGACCCACAGTCAGGTCAAGAAATGTACAACATGGCAGGATTACCAAATCCATTTAATTTAGATAGAGCTTTAAATAATCCTGAAAAAGATGATGTAGCTATAAATCCTATAACTGGTAGACCTGATATAGGAACACCAAGTGTAAAAGTTAAAATGCAAGGTTATGCTGGTGGTTTAAATATGGTTGCAGGTTCTGTAGTTCCAGGTCTTGGTCCACTTGCTTCACTTCCTGCAAGTGCAATGTTACCATCTAGACAAAGTATTGATGAAGTATTCTTTCCATATGGTAGACCTGAAGGAGAGTTTTACGACCCTACATTCTATGTAAAGTCAGCTATGCCTAACTGGTTTAAAAAATTATTAGCTGCTGGTGGTTCTTTAGATAAAGATTTAGATAGACAGTATGCTAACGAAGTAAAAACAATAATTAGAGCTATGGAAACTACAGGCATATTTGATGACAGTTCACCTGCAGCAGAACAAGAATCATTACAAAGAGCTAGAAAGTTAGCAAGTCAAACTTTATTTATGAGAGGTCTTGTTCAAGCTATAGCACCTACAGGTCCTGTTAATAAATACGAATACAGTATTGGTCCTGAAGGTAGTAAATTTTTAGACCCTATTAAAATTAAAGAAGAAGACCCTAGACATCATTACTTTGCAGAAGTAATTTTATCTGATGCATACTATCAATTCTTAGCAGAGTATAATGGAGACAGAGTACAAGCTACAGGTAAGTTTATAAAAATGTTTGGCTTTGACCCTACAGCTTTACTTACATCTAAATCTAAAAGAATAAGACCATCATCATATACAGTCGAAGGTGGTTACTTTTATAAACAAAATAAAGAATTAATGGATAAACATCCTGATGTTGCATACTATATGTTTCCTGATTCTCCATTAGATGAGTTTGACTATCAAGCATGGGCTGATGCTTTTACATCAGGAGACAGAGTAGATTTAACAGATGTACAATACAAACAGGCTATTAGGCAAGCACAAGGTTCATTAGCATACGAAAACTTTAGAAGAATGTTAATGGATGGACCTATGTTTAATAGAGTTCCTTTAAATAAAAAATTCGAACAATTATATTTGTTTAGGTTACAACTACAACAACAGTTTAGAGGTTATGGTCAAACATCTACAGTAGCACCATCTCTAGATACAAATTCTAAAATAGATTTATTTCTTAACTTTGTACAATTAGAACAAAACTCAGAAGTTGTATTACCTGATGGGACAAAGACAACAGTTGCAGAACTACCAGCAATACAAGGTGCTATGCAATATATATTGACTAGACAATTCTTATTAGAAGGTATAAGACAAAGGTATGGTGCAAATGCTAGTATAAGTAGAGCAGAAGCAAGTGAAGCTAGAAAAATACTTAGGAATACTGCAAATCAGTTAATGACTAAGTATCCTGACTTCTACTATGTATATTATGATTTATTTAGACTTGAAGCAGAAGAACAGAGTTTAGGAATGGGGTATTATGGCTAATGGAGAAGAAAGAAGTCCTGAAGAACAGGCGGTATTAGACGAATTAAAAGAAGAACGATTTACAGAAAGTATCAGTTCAATTAACTGGGCAGAAGGATATGAAACTGCACCAGGTTATAATCCTGCAAATAGAACTCCTAAGAAAGTAAATAAAGAAAAGGTTAGAAATTTTTTAAGAATATTTGGTGCTGATATATTTGGACCAGCATTAGATAGCTTTGTTGATGCAGTATCTGCATACTTTTCAGGAGAAAGTGCACCTACAGTAGAACCATTTGCAGAAGTAAATCCTGTATCTATGGCTGATTTTATATTGGTATGGGAAGCACAAACAGGTAAAGTATTCGAAGACTTACCACCTAATACACAAGAAATGATATTACAAAGTTATGACATGTTACAGTTTCAAGATGAACTAGCTGTAGAACTTGCAGATAAAATTACAAATGATGCAACAGTTTTAAAAAATGTATATGCAAAAGAAGGTGAGTTGCCTGATGGTTTTAAACACATAGATGATGGTGTTATAGGTGCAGCTATTACTTCTGATTATTCAACTGAAGCAGACTTAGCATATCAATCATTTTTGACTAAACAACAATACGATTCAGAAATAAAAACTGCTGCTGCTTTAGCTTTAGATAATAGAAACGCACAAGATTTTGTAGACCAATTAGCAGCAGGAACAATAACAACTCAACAATATTTAGATGGTATAGATAATTTAATTCTTGCTTCAGGTGAGATAACTCCTGAAGAACTAATAAATATAGTAGAAAATCCTGGAGCAGTTATTCCATCAGAATTGTTTGACCCTTGGTTAGCAGGTAGAATTGCAGACCCTTCACAGTTTGGATTTATAGGTATTGAAGAATATGACCAAGAAATATATAGTAACAAAGAACAAGGCAACTTAGTACCTTTATATGAAAGTGGAATGGATAGATTATTATTTGCTAGTGCTAGTCCTGAAGAAATAGCAGAGGTACAAAACTTATTAGTTGAAGCAGGTTTCTTACAACCATATTCTTTTGCTTATGGTGTAGTTGATTTCAATCAACCTGATGGTGGAACACTTGCAGCATTAAATTCAGCTATGTCTAGATTTAACTTGAATGCAGATACAATATCAAAAGAAGATTTATATTCTATATTGACAGCACCAGGTGCAACTAGCTCAAACTTAATTACATTTGTCAAAGAGTTTTTTAAAGATACATTAGAAGATTATGGCTATGGAACAGGTAAGTTTGAACCACATTCAACTGTAGGATATTCACAAGGATTCAAAGAGTTATTCCATTTTCTATCACCTAACTTGATTAATTCACAATCTGATATACAAGTTGCATTAGAAAGAGGGTTAGGTAGACCTGTATCAAGTCAAGAAATAAATTCTTTTGTAGATTATTACAATCAAGTTTCTTATGACTTACAAAAACAAAACTTTGAAATCAGACAAAAAAATATAGAGACACTAATGTTAGGAGAAGATACAAGGTATGAAAACTTCAAAGCTGGTGTAACAGACTTTGAATTACCTGAGCAGGCAGAGCAAATAGATGTATCAAGTGCTATGTCTAATGCTATGACTAATTATGTACGAGACCAGTATGGGGAGGCTATAACTGGTGAAGACCAACAGAAAGCGATGCAGACGACTCTTATCAGTCTTCTTAATACCCTTGGTGCTCTTAGCAGCTACACCTCAAGGGGATGATGTGGAGTTAACAGAAGAATTAATTGCACACATAGAAGACCTTGAAGGCTTTAGTGAAGAAGCATATTACGATGTAAATGGAGTTTTAACTATAGGATTTGGTCATACTAATGCAACTAAAACATTTAAGTTTGATGAAGAAACCGTAATAGATAGAAGAAAAGCTGAAGCTATATTATTAGCTGATTTATTAGAATCACAAAAGACTGTAAAAAGAATGTTAAAGAACAGAGGTCTTACAGTAAATCAACCTGTAATGGATTACATGGTATTAGTTTATTTTAATAGACCTTGGGTTCTTAGAACAACTATGGAAGACATTGCAACTATGAATGCTGATATTGCAAAGCAAAGTCAGATAGATGCATATGAAGAAGAAAAAGGAGAAGCTCCTGATTGGTACTTAGGTAGATTAGATAAAGAGTTTGCATACATAAATGAGTTTGATGATAAGACTGAAGATGGTACAGGACCTATGAAAGATGTAGAGCCACCTCCACCTCAACCACCTGAGGATGATGGTAAAACCATACAAGAAATATTAGAGCCTATGAAAGATGCACCTTCTACTCCACTTCCTAAAGAAAACTTAGTCACAAATTTCTTTTCTAAAATCAGAGAATTATTTACAACCACAGTTACAAAGCAACAAGAATTTAATGACAGAATATATAGAGAGCCTTTCAGAGATATGTATGATAAGATAGGAGGTACTGATGGTAGAGATTGACCCTGGATTACAAGCAGAAAAAGATAAGATAGATGCTGAGATGGCTGCGGCAGAAGCAGCTTCTATAGGCACAGCTAACTGGTCAGGCTCAAATAAACTTGTAGCAGATGCTGCATACATAGAAAATGGAACACTTTACTTTGTTTATGACTTATCTCCTTTATTTGGAGGAGAACCAACATTTGTTTCATATGCTGCAACAGGAACAACACCATCACAATACAAAGGTAACTGGGGTGCAGATGGAGCAGGTAACCAAAGAACAGGACCTAGAATAGGTGCAAAACCTACAGGATTAATAATCGATGGTGGTAACTTTGCTTTATTTAGTTTAGGTGAGGGTAATCCTGCTAGAGGTATAGATGCATTACCTGATGATGTTAAGTTAGTAGATTTAATTGATGAAGGTTACAGAGTTATGGTTGAGAACTATAGCTTTTTATTTGATGAAGTAGATGGAGAGTTTCCTGGACTAGAATTATTATTTACAAGAGTAGGTCAAGGTTTAGCTGTAACTGTACAAGATTTACAAAATGCTGGTATAGGAGCTAATGTATCTTCTCTGAAACTTGCATATTTAAATGCAACAATAGCAAACAGAGATTCTGACAATCCATTTGTTTATACAGTAAATGGTGAAGAAGTTATAAATCAAAAATATGTAGACCACTTCGGTAATGTCGAAGGTCTTTTAAATAAATCATTAGGAGAATTAGGATTAGATGACGATTTATTTGAAAGAGAAAATAAACTACAGTACAAACAATTATTAAATGTTTTAGTAAAAGGAGATGTATCTCCTACTTTGATGACAGACTTTGTAGGTTATGTATTAGGTATAGAAGGATATGAAAAACCTGATGACCAAGCAATAACTAATTTGTTTAGTGCAGTTTCTAAAAAGGTATCTAGTGAACAGTTTTCTGTAAGTAGTGGTGTTTATGCTAATGCACTTAAAGCAGAAAGATTAGCTATAAAAAAAATAGGTATATTTAATTACAACAATCTTGATGAAGATAAAAAGAACGAAATAATTCTTATGTATAACGATAGTCCTGATGCTGCAGAAAACATGTTACAGGGTATGTTTGAGAATTA